CATTCGGATGACACGTTTTCGATCATCACGGAACAAGACTGGGATGACATCGGTGAGGCCAACCAGCAAGCGCGCAACGATGCGCCGACGCGCTGGGGTGATATGGCAAAGGTCGCGTCCATCCCGCTGACCGTCTACTACGACCTCATTAAGAAAGGCATCTTGAACGATCAGGATGCTATGAAGAAATGGCTCAACGACCCGGAGAACCAAGTCTTCCGCACGCGCGGGGGTAGGGTATGAAGGTCTGTATCGCTCTCCCTTGCCGGGACATGGTGAACACTGGGTTTGCCTACGATCTGGCCCGTTTATCTGCTTATTGGTCTAGCCAGCACCTCCCCAACGGGGACGAACTGATGTTCTTGACCAGCATGGGCACTCTCATCGCCAATCAGCGCGAAGAACTGGCCGAGCAGGCTATTATGAGCGGTGCTGACTGGATCTTGTGGCTCGACACGGACATGCGCTTCCCAAAGGACACGCTGGACCGTCTTTTGGCTCATAACGTGCCCATCGTGGCCGCGAACTACGCCACCCGGCGCATACCGGTCAAGACCGTTGCGTTCGACTTCATCGAAAGCAAATGGGAGTGCGTGTATACCAAGCCGGAAGACACCGGTTTGCGCGAGGTAGTCGCCGTAGGAATGGGCGTTTTCCTTGTGCGCGCAGATGTGCTAAAGTCCATGCCTAAGCCGTGGTTCCATATCGGTTATTCGCTCAAGAGCGGAAACTTCAGCGGCGAAGACATTCATTTTTGTAAGCAGGCGCGCATCTACGGTAATAAGATCCTGATCGACCAAGATCTCTCTAAAGAGGTCAAGCATATCGGGATTTTCGAGTATACTCACGACCATGCTGAAGCCTGCCTAGAGGACGTGTAATGGCCCTAGCGACCTATTCGGACCTTCAAGCGTCCATCGCAGACTGGCTGAACCGGGCTGACCTGACATCGGTCGTGCCCGATTTCATTGCTTTGTCCGAAGCCCGGTTCAACCGGGAATTGCGTGTGGCGCAGATGGTCAAGGTCGCCACTGCAACGGTGTCGGATGGGTACTTCGCTGTGCCCGCCGACCATCTCCAGACCATTTCACTCCGCCTTACTTCGCCCACGAACTATCATGGCAAGTGCGAGTTTGTTTCCATCCAGCGGCTGAACGAACTCAATGGCAACCCTAATCTCTCGAATACCTCACGCTACTATTCCATTGTTGACGGCAATTTCCGTTTGGCTCCGCAGCCGAACGGCGAAGTCACATTGGAACTGACCTATTACGGCAAGATCCCTGCGCTTTCTGGCGGCAATCCAACTAACTGGCTGCTGACTAAATCGCCGGATCTATACTTGTACACGTCGCTGATGCAGGCCGCTCCGTATCTGAAAGACGATGAGCGTGTTGGGCTATGGGCCACTGCGATGGGCCAAGCGATGGAAGCCATGCAACTTGAAGCTGAACGGGCGCAGTTCCCAGAAGGCAAACTTAACGCGACCCGGAGGACATTCGGATGAGTTCGTTCAGCGATTATCTTGAGAACAAAGTTCTCGCCCACGTTTTTGGTGGCACTGCTTACACCGCACCTGCGACATTGTATATCGCACTCTACACTGTTGCCCCGACGGATGCAGGCGGCGGTACTGAGGTTTCGGGCGGCTCGTATGTACGACAGTCTTGCGCGTTCACTGTTTCGGGCAACCTTGCCACGAACACCTCTGCGGTCGAATGGCCGGTTGCCACGGGCACATGGGGCACGATTGTCGCAGTCGGTGTGTTTGATGCGTCAACGTCCGGTAATCTTCTAGCTTACGGTAATCTCGCTTCCAGCAAGACCATTTCATCGGGCGACGTATTCCGCATCCCGACCGGCGACCTCGACATCACGCTCACCTAATAGGCGGGCCGCATGGCAATCTCCCTCAAGCATCTTTTCCAGTCTGCCAAGACAGACGGCCCGGACAACACGATTGTCCAGCCGTCTGACTGGAACGATGAACACGTCTTGACCCAAGCGACCAATCGGTTGCTGGGGCGCACGACTGCGGGTGCTGGCGCGACGGAAGAGATTGCTCCCGGCACGGGCATCACTTTGTCTGCGGGCACACTGTCTGCGGATGTGACATCGGTCGCGGGTCGCACGGGCGCAGTCACGCTTTCAACAGCGGACATTTCCGGTCTGACCACAGGCTACGTGCAGAAAACTTCTGCGACGGGTTCCGCTTATTTGCCTGCGGGCACAACCGGCCAACGCGAAGGATCTCCGGCTGCGGGTTATATCCGCTACAACACGACCACGGGCAAATTTGAGGGCTACGGCTCTGCATGGGGCAACATTGGCGGCGGTGCGGCCATTGGTGATACGCCTCCCGCAAATCCCGGCGCTGGCGATCTTTGGTGGAACTCCGCTGATGGCCGCATGTATGTCTACTACACGGATGCGAACTCGTCGCAATGGGTCGATCTCAGCGCGGGTGGCGCTGGTCAGTATTTGCCACTGACGGGTGGCGCGGTTACTGGGAATGTGACGGTCACTGGTAACGTAGGAATTGGGACAACAACACCAGACCGTAAACTTGTTGTGTCTGGCGCAAGTGCCACAGTTGGTGTCTATGCAACAAACGGAGCAAATCTTTCTATCGACGCTCCCGTTTCCGGTTTAGCTCAGATTGACGTTGCTGGCGCTAACGCTTTCCGCATCAATACAAACAGTCTTGAGCGTTTTCGCGTTGACGCATCCGGTCGCGTCACGATGCCTTATCAGCCTAGCTTTTCCGTTACAGGTCCATATAGCGGTGGTGTGTACAATATCTCTACTTCAGCGGGGGTAGGATACGTTATTTTATGGCAAGGTATAACTGTTAATAATGGCTCTTTTTACACCGCTGCAAACGGTAGGTTCACTGCTCCTGTTGCTGGGCAATATGTATTCCAACTTAGCATAGCAAATAGTGGTGTAACTAGCGGACCTGTCGGATACATCCGTAAAAATGGCTCTGCTTTTGCTGTATGTATTGGATACCAATCCGGCACTGGTTATAACACTGCGTCTGTTACGTCCGTTGTTACACTTGCTGCTAATGACTACGTTGATGCGTATTTTATCGCCTTCAACCAATCAGCAGCGATTGACTTGTCATACTCAAACTTTACTGGCTGGCTAATCGGTTAAAGGAGGCGAATGATGGCATTTGATTTCCCTTCGTCTCCCACAACGGGTCAGACGTATAGTGTCTCAGGCGGTCCCACCTACGTTTACAACGGGACGGCGTGGGTGGTTCTTACTCCCGGCAACCAGTTTAACCGCACTGTTTTTACTGCAACGGCTGGTCAGACCACGTTCAGCATGAACTACGTTGTCGGCGCGATTGATGTGTATCGGAATGGCGTGAAGCTGGTGAACACCAGTGATTTCACTGCGACAAACGGTACGTCCATCGTGCTGCTTAACGCAGCGACTGTTGGTGACACCATCGAAGTCATTAGCTACCCGATGATTACATACAGTGACGCTGTGAAGCGCACTGGTGATGTAATGACGGGCTCCCTTGCTATTAGGGACACTAGCCCGGCTCTTTATCTTCAGTCGTCTGCTGTCAATGATACCCGCGCTTTCTTTCAGTTTGACAGCGTAAATAACAACACCGTAATTGACAGCGATTATTCACTTTCGTTTAACACAAACAATATTGAGCGTATGCGGATTGACGTGAGTGGTCGCGTCACTATGCCGTATCAACCAGCTTTTACTGCTACTGCAACTGGAACAACGCAGGCTGCTGGAGTTCTTCAATTTAACAGCACATCTCTAAATATTGGAAACTGCTTCAATACTTCGACCTATCGTTTCACGGCTCCAATAGCTGGTAATTACTATTTTTATGTCAATACGATTGGCACAAGCGGGGATTACCAAGCAGTATCGCTGAATAAAAATGGGTCGCGTGTATCCGGCTTTGGCTGGGGCGGAACTCCTGCAAGCACAGAGTCTTCAGCAAACATCGCAATGATTGTGCAGTTGGCTGTTGGAGATTATGTGACCGCTAGTTGCAGCCGAAGTGCCTACAACGCTGGCTACAACCAATTCACTGGCTTTCTTGTCGGCTAATGGAGAAAACTATGACTGACTACACTATCACTCTCTCTGAGGCCGAAGATAAGGCTCTCAGCTACGTCGCCTACTCGCAGCAAGACTGGATCGACAACGCGGTCCACGAACGCTGCCGCATTGCCATCGACGAGATCGTTAAGATTTGCGTCGAGAAGTGCTTGGAGACAGGCACTCCTATTCCCGGCTCTAAGGACGAAATGGTCGAACTCGCCTTCCAAAAAGGATGGGTTGTTCCTGCAAAAGACCGTCCTACACCCGCTCCGCCCACGGAGGGCTAAATGACTAACGCAGTCAATCTGGCTTCAGCAGCGGGTACTGGGTTCTTTAGAAATAAACTCATCAACGGTGGGTTTGACGTTTGGCAGCGTGGTACGAGCTTCTCGGCCACAACACCTGTATTTACCGCTGATCGTTGGTTTGTGACCCACGCTGGTTCTTCTCTTTCGGCAACCTACAGCCGTCAAGATGCCGTTGGTGTATGGGGCCAAGCCAAATACTATATTAGACTAGCGAGAACCGCTGGCTCTGGCATGACCGTCCATAGCTTCACCCAGCGCATTGAAGGTGTCGAAACGCTTCAAGACGGTAAGGCTACCTTCTCGTTTGACTGTCGTGACCTTACAGGCGCTCAGACTATTGGTGTCCGTCTTGTTCAGAACTTTGGGTCTGGTGGCTCGGCTGACGTTACGATTGCGTCGCAGTCTGTAGCCGTACCATCTGGATCATCTCCACAACGTCGATCTGTTACGTTTGACATTCCATCTATCGCTGGGAAGACAATCGGTACAAGCGACTATCTTGCGCTGATTATTGACCTACCGCTTGGTGGTAACTTTCAGATTGATTTAGCAAACGCGCAGCTTGAAGTTGGCTCGGTAGCCACACCGTTTGAGCGTCGCCTTTATGGGCAGGAGTTGGCGTTGTGTCAGCGGTACTACACTTTGCTTGCAAGCCAGTTAGTCTATTCTTATGTCACTGGATCAAGCTATATCACGATCAACAATATTGCATTACCCGTGACAATGCGCGCAAGTCCGACAGTGGCTTACTCAGGCGTATCAACTAATCTTGTCAGCGCGGGGCCTTCAACAAATACAGCAACAGCAACGTCCTTGCGGGTAAGCATAACCTCAAGTGGCGCAGGATATAGCTATGCCGACTACACAGTTGCGCTGTCAGCGGAGCTTTAACCATGTATAGCAATGCTCAATACTTACGTGATGAGTTAAACGGACAGGTTGACATGATCCGTTTGGACATCAACGGCATCACCTCGTTTGTCCCCCTCGACCCCGCCAACACGGACTACCAGCGGATTATGGCTCTAGTGGAAGACGGTAAGTTGACCATCGCTCCTGCGGAGGAACCGACTGAATAATGGCAATGGATGTCGCCTTCCAACCGGGCGCATTTGATCTTGATGCGTTCCAGATTTACACGGTGGTGGAAGCTTCCGCCGCCGTTAATGGCGCGTCCACTGTCTCCGTAGATGCCGTTCGCGTCCTCGACGCAATGGCCGAAAGCAATGCCTTC